CCTTGATGATGAAAGGAAGACCCGGGCAAGTTTTCACTCAAAATGTTGGTCCGGTTTCAAGCACACCGAAACCACTTTTAGGTTAAGGGGTACAAAATGCCAGAAGAAACGAAACTTCCGAACACCGATAAGAAAAAAACCGGAGCCGATATAGTGGCAACCGCTGACCAGATCGATACCGACACCAGCGGATGGAAGCCTCGCTGGCAGGAGGTTATGGATTACATCCTGCCAAGGAGAAGCGATATAATCCGCACCACCTACGGACCGAAGGAAACCACTCAAATCTTTGACTCAACCGGAGCCGAGGCTAACCAGGTTTTTGCAGCCGGGATGTTTGGGCATATGTGTCCAGCCACTTCCCGGTGGATTCAAGTCGAGCCCCTTCGCCCGGATGTCAAAAAAAGCTCCAAGGCTGCCAACAATTGGGCGGCTACGGCTTCCGAAGCCCTGATCTATACCCTTGCCGATTCAAATTACGGGCAGGAGGTCACCGAAACCTTTCTCAATCACGGCTCTCTCGGAACCGATACCCTCTATGAGGAGCCGATGGGGAACAACAGCCCGAAACCGATTTTCCAGAATATCCCGATTAGTGAAATGAGGATATTGGAAAATTACCGTGGGCTGGTTGATTCCCATTACCGGGTGTTTAAACTCACCGCTCGCCAGGCTGTCCAGGCTTGGGGCTCCCAAAAGTTAAGCCCTGAGCTGATAAAAGCTCTCGAAAATCCGAAGAAGAGGACGGAGAAATTCGAGTTTATCCATTGCGTGGAACCGAGAAATGCCTACGATAAGACTAAGATGGATGTCGAAAATATGGCTTTCGCCTCGTACATCGTGGAAAAAAAGACAAAGGAAATAATCCGGGAATCCGGATATTACGAAAGCCCTTTTATAACCAGCCGATTTCTTAAAACTCAGGGGGAAGTCCCCGGCTGGTCACCCGGAATTCAGTATTTGCCCGAAATTAAAACCGTCAACGCCTGGATGCGAGTCCTGCTGGCTGCTGGCGAGAAGATTGTTGATCCACCCCTTCAACTTCCCAATGACGGGTTTATTATGCCCATCACCACCAAACCAGCAGGGCTCAACTATTATATGCCCTCAGCCCGGGACAATAGGATCGAGCCGATTATGACCGGGGGAAATCTTCCCGTGGGATTCGAGTTTTTACAGTTGATGCAGCAGAAGATTAAAAGAGGTTTTTTTAACGATCTGTTTCTAATCCTGGAACAAAACCCGAATGTCCCGAAGACGGCAACTGAAATTCTCGAAAAGGGCGAGGAGAGAATCCTCCTCCTGGTCTTCTACCTGGCGAGGCTGGAGTACGAGCTTTTTCAGCAATTGGCGATCAGGACCCTTGGAATACTTTTGAGGGCTAAGGCTATCCCCGAGCCTCCGAAGGAGCTTAGGGACAATGGCGGCATAAAGATAGTCCTAACCTCGAAACTTGCCCAAAGAATCAAGAAGGCTGAGGTTGCCGCGTTCCAGGAAGTTCTTCAGATGTCGCTCGAAATATCGAAGTACACCCAAAGCAACGAGCACTTCGATTGGATGAATTTTAATGTGATCATCCCCGATCTTATGGACCGGGCTGGCTGCCCGACAGCCTGGAAGGCAACCGAGGACCAGGTTAAGGCGGCAAGAAAATCGAGAGCGGATGCAGCCCAAGCGGAGCAGGAAAAGGAAATGGCTCTGGCTGCCGCTCAAAACGCAAACAAACTCGGCAAAGCAATAGAGCCAGGATCTCCTGCCGATCTAATGGCGGCTGCGGCTGAGGAACAAGGAGGGATGCCTGTATAATGCCATCGGTAACCGAAGAAGAGCTTAGGGAAATAAAGATAAAAGAACAGGACGAGGCAGACAAGCGGAAGGCTGCGGTCTACGATCTTTCCATAAAGTATAAAAATGTCTTTAACAGCGAAGATGGAACAGCGGTGCTTGAGGACCTAAAAAAATTTTGCGGTTACGAAAGGATAAGCTTTACCATCGGAGGGAAAAGCGAACCCTACACCACGATGTTTTATGAAGGATGTAGGAATGTTATCATTTACATCCTTAGCCAGGTAAATAAGGAATTGAAATTTTAATTTTGGAGAAAAGAAAGGGAGGTTAATGTATGGATGGTGAAAACGGAGTAAGTTATTCAAATTTTGTAAACGAGGACGGTTCATTCGCTGAAAATTGGACCGAACTCGCCCCGGAAGAGTTTAGGGGAGAGAACTCTCTTAAGGCTATCCCGGATTTCCCGACAATGGTTAAAAACTATGTCAACGCTCAAAAGTTTATCGGAACCGACAAGATCGCCATTCCCGGGAAAAACGCAAAACCGGAGGATTGGGATGCGGTTTACAATAAACTCGGAAGACCGGAGAAGCCTGAGCACTACGGGGAACTAAAGCCACCGGACACGATGCCGAAGGATTTTCCCCTGGACACGGAGATGGTTAACGAATTCCGCGGAGTGGCTCACAAGATCGGGCTTCTGCCCTCTCAGGTTAAAGGTCTTTACGATTGGTTTATGGACAAAGAGATAAAACATTACGGCACCTACGAGGAAATGGTGTCCAAGGAAAGTACCGAGCTCCAAAATGCAATTTCCGACAACCCCCACGAAAGGGATCAACTGAAGAAAAAGGCTACCGATGTGTTTTCCCTTTTTGCCGATGATCGCACGACAAAGCTGGCAGAAAGGACCGGGCTGTTCAATAACCCGGCATTCGTTCTGGTTATGAACCAGGTATCGGGGAAGTTCTCCGAGGAAACGATGAAAAATCTGAAACCTGGCGGTGGCGGTGACTCCCGTACAGGGATCCAGGAAAAGATAAACGAGATTATACAGGGAGGTCAAGATACTCCGTTCTATAATAGAAAAGACCCCAAACACCGGGAAACTGTAGCTTATGTAGAGTCGCTCTACAAACAGCTTAGTCCGGAATAAGGGTTGAAACTGCGGTCTGGCTCCGGAGATAGCAGGAACAGATAACCGCACGGCAAGAAGCTTCTGCCTATCAGGCGTAAAATGAAGGGGGCGATCCGAAAGGGCAATCTCCCCGGAAAAGTGAACCTTACTTTTTAAGGAGATTGTCAAATGTCAACACAAATCACAACTGCATTCGTTAAGCAGTACCACGACACCATCTATATGCTGGTCCAACAGCAGGGTTCGTTACTGCGAGGCACGGTGAGGAATGAAACGCAAAAAGGAGAATTCCAATTCTTCGATTGTGTTGGTTCCACGACAGCCGTGAAAAGGACCAGCCGCCACGCTGACACCGAGTACACTTCCACCCCCCATTCAAGACGAAGGGTAACCCTCGTTGATTACGATTGGGCTGATCTTATCGACAAACCTGATAAGGTCAAAATGTTAATCGATCCCACCAGCACCTACAACACCAACGCCCAATGGGCAATGGGTAGGGCTATGGACGATGAAATCATAGCTGCCGCCTTGGGCACAGCTTACACGGGAGTAGACGGTTCTACCTCCGTGACCTTCGCCACCGAAGGGCAAGCCTATACGGGTGCCTCCGGTGCCACCCTGGACCTGGCAGACCTGACCTCAACAAGAAGGTTATTCCGGGCTGCTGAAGTCCAGGACAACGAAACCCTCCACATCATCATCACGGCAAAACAGCTCGAAGCCCTGTTGAATATCTCCACTCTCACGAGTGCAGATTACAACAGCGTAAAGGCTCTTGTGGCTGGCGAGATCAACACCTTCTTGGGGTTGAACTTCAAGACCTCGCAGAGGTTAAGCGGAGCTACAACCGCCACTTGCTATTGCCTCGCCTACGCTGAGAGCGGTATGTTACTCTCCGTTGGAGAAGACATCGAGGCACGGGTAGATGTTCTTCCGACCAAAAAATATTCAACCCAAGTCTTCGTTTCAATGGGAATCGGAGCAATGCGGATGGAAGGAGCGAAAGTTATTTCCATCGTATGTAAAGACGATTGATAGTTTTTACCGTGGCTAAAAAAGATAATATTAACTTTCTCGGATAGGAGAATATGTTATGTCAACATCTAATACTTACGGAGATAAGACCACCATTGCAATGGCTCCGACTCCTTCCACTCTGCTCGATGCTTATTGGAAGGGCAAGCTGCGAGTCACGGTGGACACAAAAACCACAAGCTCAACAACGATGGACTCCGGTTCTACCATCAAGATGGGACTAATCCCCAAAGGGGCTTATGTTCTGGCTCTCCTGGTAAAACACGGTGCTATGTCCAACGCTGTTACAGCACAAATCGGTGACGGGACCACGGCAGCCCGTTTCGGGTCCCTGACCACGATGGCTTCCGCTGGTTATCAGACGGTCATTTCCGCTGACCCGTTAACCGCTCTGACCGCTGACACCTACATCACCTTAACCACAGGCGGTGCGAACTGCGGTGCTGCTGTCGAGCTAACCGTAACGACCATCTTTGCGGTTAATTAAACACCAATCGTAATGGGGGCGAATAAACGCCCCCGTTACCTATAAAAAGGAGATAATATTATGGCTGCCAGCACAGGACTTAAGGGAGTAAACTATACTCTCAACGCCAATCCTTTCCCGGACTCTTTGAGGAATGCAATGTTTGGCGGCAAGGTTATGGCTAAGGTGGATTCAATCGCCTTTGATGCTTCCAATTGGGATTCGGGAACGACATTCTATATGGGGAGATTACCCAAGGGTTGTTTTGTTCTTGGGTTTCAAGTGTATTCTGGAGCTATGACAAATGCGGTTACTATGAGCATTGGTGACGGAAGTACGGCTGCACGGTTTGGGGCAATCACGACCTTGGCTTCTGCCAGCAAGCAGACAATTCCTTGTACCGACCCCACAACTGAAATCGTAACTGAAACCGACATTCTGATAACAACCGGAGGAGCGAATTGTGGTGCAACCGGAACTTTTATATTGATCACCTATTTGCTGGTTCCGGAAAATTGGACCGTCTAAAATTAATCTTTATACTTTACAAAGGGCGAGCTG